CGAGTATGGAGAAAAGAGTTATCGGCCTCAATTTGCGAAACAACTCCGTTGAGACGATCAGCGAAGTGTTCCTCCACACGATCCACGCGGTCGAGATAGAATTGCATCGAACGGTCAGCAGCGTATTCGTCGCGGTATTCCATGATTGATGACTCGTTCTATTATGATGTCCGTCGCGGTGTTCTGCGCCGCAGGTACGTCATAGTTCCGGAGCGCGAGTCGCGAAGGATAATATCCCGCGTCCACTGTTTCCGTGCATGTTGGCGAATCGCTTCACCGTCAGGTTCCTCACCCACAAACTGACTGAATCGCTGCCACGGGAGCTTCGGTCCACGCATCCGAAATACCGTGTCTGGACTCACATCGAACACATCGGCGTTTGCGAAGGTGTCACCTTCGGTGATGACCTCATCCTCATCGTCGCGCTTCTTGCGTCGCGGGAGCTGCACACCGGGTTCACCTTGCGCGCCGATGCCGAGTCCTGCGACATGACCACCACCCGCAGCGTTCGCCGGCGCATCCTCTTCGACTTTCTTCAGCCGATCGTAGTAGTCGGGGAACTCTGCGAGATGGTCGAGCGCGATTTCTCGTGCAATCGCATCATCTTTGGTATGTTCCCGCTCAACCTTCATCCCTTTTTCCAATTGCTTTTCAATCATGCCGATCGCGACGCCGTGCTTGTCTGCAATCTGTGCGACCGTCAGGGTCTTTACCCCGAGTCCCGGTGCATCCTCGCATAAATGAAGGAAGGTTTTGAAGTTGAGGAATAACATACGTTACAACTCCCGCAACAATTTCTGAATACGTGCATCCACCGGAATGGTCTCTGTCAAGATATCAAACCCGTTGATGCCCAATACCGCTGCTGGCATGATGTCCATATACTGCAACACGGTCTTCAGTAACCGGTAGGACGCGTCGTCGTTCTTCACGAACAATAAACGAATTGTCGCTTCCGCACCAAAGACATTCACTAATGCAATAATATGGTTCAGAAACAATCGGATGTTGATGGTCCGCGTGTTTCGATATCGTTGACACAGTCGCCGTATATACTTGAAGCGCCGATAATCCTCAAAGAACTCCTCTATCGAAATACAGGAGGGATTATCATATTTCTTTGACGCATATAACAGCGACGTGTCCAACGTTAAGTTATCAAAATGCATCCTGCATTTACGATTCGGGAACTGCTGGTACCGGTGCTTCCTTTTCCGGTCCAATCATTTCATTCAAAATCTGAATCGCTCCAAGCAACTGCTGAATCTGACTCATCGTGGTCGCGCGCGCTTCCTCGATCTTCGCCATATCCGTGCGAAGCGTTTCAAGACCCTTCGCCAGTTCCGCACGACGCGACTTCATCTGCTCGACATTATTCTCTGACATGTTTTCCATCCTTTTGAAATATACACGACTTACGACATATACTTAGTCAACACCTGTTTCACTGTATTGACCCCACGATCACTATCTTCATACAAAATTCCAATACCACCCGCCGACCGCCACTCCGCAATATTCTTCGAAAAGTCATCGATCAAGATGTTCGGTCGCCCGTCGATGCTTCGTGCGTAGTGCGCTTTGTCACTTCGCTTGACCGCATGAAACGTCTCGTTCGGATGCGTTCCGAATTTCGGGAGATGGTGCTGCACCCAGAGACGCTTTCCTGTCGCAGCGGATGACCATCCCATCGGGGCAGCGGTTAGAATCGCGGGGTGATACGGTCGAATGACCGACCAGAGATGCGCGGAATGACGCAGTGGTTCAAGGTCCATCCAAAAGGTAGGCCATTCGCGCTTCAATCGCTTCCATCCACTCTCGCTGTCCCAGATGCGATTAAATGCGACGGTATCGCGCGGAAGGACAAGACCGAAAAACTCTCGGACACCCCGCGCAAAATCGACGTGGACACCGTCGAGGTCGCAATAAACTCGTGTCGCCATCTTAGGACTTCAGGGGGGTTTCTGTCGCAGGATAGAACGTCACATCATCCGACTTGGTATTCCACGCCGCTCGTACATCCTTTGCGACCTGTTCTCGCGCATCTGCGGCAAGTTTCAGCTTTGCCTTCGCATCGAGTTCAGTCTCTTCACCCATTCCAAAAGGAAACTCACTTAACGTACAGACACACGGTTCCTGACGACACGTCGAACACGGGGATGTCGAAACGGTGGCAGCATCTTCCACCAACCGTTCCGACAAACCGAGTGCGACGCACAGTGACCGCTGTTCGGGTGTGAGCGACATAACGTTCCTTTACCCGAGCGTTAGCTGGGCGAGACTGACGCAGACGGTGACACCGACGCAGACGGTGATGCCGACTCCGAGGACGACGCAGACGGCGACACGGACGCCGACGGCGACTTCGAGCTGCTGCCCGCGTTCACGAGCTGACCGATCGTGACCAGCGTCTCGCGACCCCACGGCCAGTTGAACTCCCAACCCTTGACTGTCGCCACCGTGTTCGCAACGTTGTTGCTCCCGGTGAACATATCCTGATTACCGTCCTGAATCCACGGAAATTTCGGCTTATCATTGGGGTTATCACCCCGGTTTCCCCATCCAGACATAGGTGCACTCCTTGAACGTGACTCTTGTTATTTAGCGCGATGCCGGCTTCGGTGCCGTCGCCTTCTGTTGTTGCTCTCGGGCTTTTTGTTGGACATCGCGAAGTTTCGCCGCCATCAATTCGTTTCCTTGACGACGTTGTAATTCAATCTTTTCTTGGTTCTGTCGAACCTTCAAACGGTCCACCTCTGATGGCGGTTTCGGTGCACCACTACCTTCGGCTTCCAGACGCAATGCGCGTTTGGTCATCGGACGCAACGCGGCTTTGTTCCACCGAATTCCCAGTTCGTCCATTTTGCGGAGCATCTGACCAGCAAGGTTCCACCCCTCGGGCGTGTGCCGCGCATTCGGCGCAGTAAAGACTGCGACCGCAGCATTCACAATATCTTCCGGCTTATGCATACTGTGCGGTGGCGTCTTTTGTGTGAACGTCTTATATAAGATGCCTGCACCCCGAAGACGATCAGACATGGTCGCGACAACCGGACCTTCGTTCAATTGCTCAACCAGTGGCATCCGAAATGAATGCCGCGCGACCGCTCGATGCAGTTTATGTGATTCGTGCACGTGCATTCCTTGTCTGACCGCCGCAAAGAGGTCACGAATAACGTCCTGACGCTTCGGATCCGCAGATCCCCGCAGGAACGATGGAAAGTCGTTTCGCGCCGCCCGCTGACGCTGTGCGGTGCCCGACACGGTCTTCTGGTCCCGACGCGGAATCCCGAGGATATGATATCCCATCGGAATGTGCTTCGACGCGTCATATCCGCGTTCACCGGGGCGCTTGAAATACCGTCCTAACTTTTCAAACTCTTGGGCGCGTTCGCCACCCATCACGACGTATAAGTCCTGATACCCTCGCGCCGCGACATCCTTGAATGCATCAAAGGGTGTCCGCATGCTCGGGTCAGTATTAAACGTAATCCGTGGAAAGAGCTTTTGTAAAAACTTCACCTTCACCGAGAACGGCAACGGATTCGACCGTGCGTCCTGCGATACGGACGGATAGACAATCAGGTCCGCACCCAAACGACGCGCCGACGAGACCGCGTAGTCGAATAAGAGCTTATGACCACTGGTCGGGGGATTAAACCGCCCAAATGCGATAACGGCGGACCGTGCGTGTGCTGCCATATGATATCCGAAGGTATTTAGCGTTTTTCGAATGTGGGGAAATTAGCTTTGCCACTGTTTCGGAAGCAGGAAATTGTTTCGACTGAACGTCAGTCGATCGACCAATTTAATCATCTTCCCACTATGACTCACCGCGACGAACCCTTCAGGGGTCGTGACCTCCAGTCCATTCGGGGTCTCGATGAACGTGCCGATGTTCGACACCTGATTGAGCTTCGACACGATCATCATTTTTGCCTGATTGATTGCATTATGCAGTGCGAACCACGCTAATACCCCGGCGTGCTTCTCCCGCAAGAGGGTCATCAGGGTATTGAATCGCTGAAGAATCGTGTTCTTCCCGGCTTCAGACGACCGCTTCGCCGCTTCTGCATCCCGTTTGGACGCGAAAAAGCTCATCAGACGCGTGAAGAGTCGTTCCGGTTGTCCGAACACGCCCCCACGCACTTCGGTATTGAGAAACTGCTGCATCAGCGGTCGCAGGTCTGGGCTGGAGAGTTCAGCAATAATCGACGGTGGGACCGCGCGATGCAGGGACCGAATGCGTTCCATCGCGAGGACGAAGTCGGACTCCTCGCCGGTGGTAAAGGTCGCAGTGCCGGACACGTCATCAAACCGATTGTCGATGGTCACGACACGCGACGTCCGACCGAGCGTGGAATACGCAGACGGTGAGAGCGGTGCTGCGGAATAGGTCGCGAAGTTCTTCCCCGAACCCTTATACATGGTATGAATGACAATCCCAAGCTGGGCGCGTTGAATCCGCTGTCCGAGGTCGCTGGTCGCATCCACTGCATATAGAATCGTATTCGGACGGAACGTCAGGTGCGTGACTCCGTCAATCGTGCGCGACACGACAGGACGCGCCGAGCTGAAGAGCAGATCGCCTTGCAGGACGGACTTCGGACGCAGGAGCGCGAGTTCCGACAAGCACGCATGGAGTACGTTTGCAATTTCACCGTCGCCGTACAGGTCGTGAATCTGGTCGTGGGTCTTCAAGAGCTTCGGCGTCTTACTGAACGCGGCCTTGGTCGCCACGAAGAACTGTCCGTCAGCGGGGTCAGGACCAAACACGACGCTCGGCGCACCGTCCCACTTTGTCGTGAGATGCATCGACCGCGTCACACCCCCGTGCTTCAGCAGATGGTGAAATTCTTTCAAGAGCGTCTCAATAAACTGCACACCCGGTTCACCTTCATCCAGCAACAGATCTTCTAAATGTTGCAGGTGCGTGAGCTTTCCTGCGGGACTACTCTCAGCCAGAAATGTCGAAAACGAGGTCGGGGTCATATTAGATATCCTGATGTCCAAGTCGAATGACTCGGTGCGATAACGGAAACATGCCGAGGTCTTCGTACACATTCCGATGTTGTTTTAATTGTTGATACCAGAGGCGAATCTTCCGATGTAACACAGGCATCACCGGATGATTGCGCACCCCCGAAAATGCTTGACGATAAATGGGATACGTGACCAACCCCCCGACGGTTGCGGAACGATAATCCGTGTGTCGCATCTCCCGCATTGCGTCGCGAAAGGGAAGATCCGGATACAGTGCGAGGAGTTCAAACGCGATATCATGCGCGTGGGCTTCAATCTCATCGTATTCCCCGAGATACAATTGCTCTTCGTGGAGTGTCCTGTTCTCGGTTTCCTTTGCCGCTGGACGATACACGCGACAGGACGCATCGTTCGGTCGTTGCGTAAACTGATGACGGTGCACCAGTTCATGCATGATGTAGACCCAATAGGTAAACACCCAGAACGCCCACTTATCTCGCGTAAACGTCACACGTCGCGTTGACGGATGAATGAGCCAGTGGATGGTAATGTCCTGCCGTTGTCGCGCCTTGGAACGTAGTTCTTTTGGATTCCACTCACCACAAAACCGAAGACGACCCGGCGCATAAATCTCAGGGCGCTCGACGATGGTCACTTCATTCCAGATGCCATGCGCTGCGGTTACCGCATTCAGCCGCTTGACAAACGATCCGATATTGGTCGCATGGTCTGCGTATCGCTTCGGCATGATATCCGGCATCACACGGCGGATATCATGATGCAATGCGCGTACGTCTGTCAACACTCGACGATGAAGGAAATCTACTCTCATTGAGAGCCTCCTTTCACGTATGCGTTGGGACGGTCATCGACCCCGCAAAACATTACACCAAACGGCATAATGGTATTATAGCATATTTAGACTATGTTGACAACGTCCAAGATGTCCTGTATATTGAGCAAATAGGGGATATACCCGAACTAAAAGGTCAATACGTGCTTGTGTCTTGCTCAGTATTCAAATCCGAAAACAGCCGGCGTGTGCGCCGAGCGCCAGGCTTTGGCGAAAAGGCGCTGGCGAAATCGTCGGTGGTAAGCGCGGGTGTCGTCAACGACAAGGGGTTCGTGTTCGCGGTCTCATAGAGTTTCATTCGCGAGGTATCCACGCCGAGCAGAAACTTCATGTACGACTGTCGCTTCCCGTATCGATTTTTCAGGGTGTAGCATTGAAGCTGACTGTTCTTTTCCAGTTCTTCGCTGGTGACGAGCGCGACGATGAAATCCGCAGTCTGCGCGATCGCGAACGATTCGCTAATCTTATCCAGACCCGGATCGGTTGATGAACTCCCGTCACGATTGAACTGCGATGCGGTAAAGATCGGCACATCGTTCTCAACCGCAAACCCGCGCAGTTCTTCCGCGATAGACTTGTTATAGGTATAGGAGTTGACACTCGACCCCATCTTTACCCGCGACGATGCACAGATAGACAGATAGTCGATGAAGATGATATCCGGTGTGAACGACTGCTTCGTGCGAAGTTCCTGCAACAGCGCACGGAAGTGACCCACATGCGCGGCACCGGTGGGATACTCCTTGATAATGATTCGTCCCGTCGATGTTTGTCGCAACGCATCAATCTTACGAAGATACTGCGGACGCGACATCATCACGACATCATCCATTGGAATGTTCATCATGTTCGCATCGATACGTTCTGCGATGCGCTCTTCTGCCATCTCCAGTGTGATGTAGAGCACGTTCTTGCTCATGCGTAAACACGCGGACGCCATATGCACGAGGAACAGCGACTTGCCGACGTTGGTGCCGGCGAGGACGACATTCAGCGTTTTCTTCGGGAGACCGTTCTTGGTCATCATGTTGAAGATGTCCAAGTCAAACGGAATCCGCGATTCGGCACGATGATAGAAGTCATACCGCGCTTCCGCATCGCCAAGGAAGTCATGACCCACCGAGGTGGTAAACCCCACCGCAAGCGCATCCCGCAGCATCTCGGGAATCACATGCGGCGTATGCTTGGGGTCATCGAGGAGCGCAACACTTTTC